ATGTCTCTAATGTCCCATATAGATTTGTACCTTGTATGGTTTCAGGACTTGCATTTTATTTAGCACAAAAAAATCCAACGGCACCACAAAAAGTACAAGAAATGAAACTGTTGTATGAAGATGAATTAGCTAGAGCTTTATCAGAAGATGGAGCTTCAACTAGTACTTATATAGCACCTAAAATTTACTACCCAGGAACATAATGACTTCATTCGCTCAAGGTAAATATGCATTAATGGTTTCAGATAGATCTGGACTCGTATTTCCCTACCAAGAAATGGTGAGAGAATGGAATGGAGCGTGGGTTCATTCTTCTGAATTTGAACCTAAACAACCTCAACTTCAACCTAAACCTACAAGTGCTGATCCACAAGCTTTGCAACATGCAAGACCATCCAGAACAGCATTACCAACTCCAGCACCTTTAGATACAGTTCCGTTTTCAACGGCGGGCACAACTACTTTAACTGTTAATGAAGATAGACATCAAAGAAAAAATGGAGACGCGGTAAGATTTTATCAGGTCAAGGATCCTGTTGGCGGAGTTTCAGTTGCAGCTTTAGAATTAAATACAACTTTAAATGGAGACATTACTTCTACAGCCACAACAATTACTTTAACCGATGCATCAGAATTTCCTACAAGTGGGTACATTGTTATTGAAAAAGTAGATAGTACCACAGGAGCTATTGTAAGTGAAACTATTGAATATACTGGGAAGTCCACTAATGATTTAACTGGCTGTACACGAGGAACCGCAGCCCCTTCTTATGGTACCACTCCAATAAGTACCACAGCAGGCTCTCATTCTTCGGGTGCAAAAATTTATGGATCGTATATAATAACTATTGTAGAAACATCATTTACAAATGATGCTAATAGCACGGAAACTTATAGTAACAGTTTTACCTGTACATTAGTTAACGCTGCAACAGGTACAGCAACAGGAGGAGGCTTTTTCGTTTTCGGCGGACCCGTAAACGATAGACCGTAATGATTAAATTTTTAAAATTTTTATGGAAGAAATGTTTTGGTGGTATGGGAGATTCTAGGATTAAAAATACTCCAACTGCTATGCCGGTAGTAATACTTAAACCGGAACATTGTGAGAGACACAGTAGATTTAAAAAAAGTTGTTTCAGTTGCCAGGAGGCTATTAAATAATGGCCGGATATACACTCTCAGAATTAGAAGCTGACACTAGAAGTTATACTGAAGTAAGTAGTACTGTTTTAACTGGTGCTATTCTAGGCAGATTTATAGAAAATGCAGAATTTAGAATTTTTTATGACGTTCCCAGCGACAATAATAGATTTGTTAGTGAAGGAAGTTTAGCTACTGATACTAATAATATAAACGTACCCGGCCTAGGTACAAAGGGGAATACTGGAACAGTTTTTGTTAGAGGAGTTGAAGTTTTTAATAGTACTTCTGATACTAATGGAGCTGGAACATGGCTTATTAAAAAAGACCAGACTTATTTAACAGAATATGTAAATAAACTATATGGCCCAGAGGGTAACCTGGCTGCAACAGCTACCGCTCAGGATGTGACCGGTTTTCCTAAATATTATGCAATGTTTGGAGGAGCCACAGGAACTTCATCTACTACTTCAGGAGCGTTATATTTAGCCCCTACTCCAGATGCAGCATATATGCACAGAATATATTATGATATGGTACCTAAGAGTTTAGTGACCAAAACATCTGGAACTTATCTCAGTCAGTACTTTCCCCAAGGACTGCTTTATGCTACTTTGGTCGAAGCCTATGGATTTTTAAAAGGTCCTATGGATATGTTGACATTATACGAGAATAAATATAAACAAGAGGTACAAAAGTTTGCGGGTATACAAATTGGTAGAAGACGAAGAGACGATTATACAGATGGTACTGTTCGGATCCCTATCAAATCACCAAGCCCGTAGTATAGGAGATAATTATGGGAATAGCATCAGTATTACAAAATACATTTAAAGAAGAATTATTGGGAGGCTATCACAGCTTCAATGCTGCAGGAGACACGCCTGCTGGCAGCGCTTTTAAAATAGCTCTTTACACAAGTTCAGCAGATCTTAGCACAACTACAACTGTTTATACAACGTCAGCTGAAGTTGCATCAGGAGGTGGTTATACTACTGCTGGAGAAGCTTTAACAAATACTGGAGTAGCTAAAAGCACGGTTACTTCTTACACAGATTTTTCGGATGTCTCATGGACTTCTGCTTCTTTCACAGCTCGTGGATGTTTAATTTACAATTCCTCTTCAATTAGTGGACTTACATCAAACGCTGCTGTTTGCTCTATTGATTTTGGTGGCGATAAAACAGTTTCTTCAGGAACATTCACAATTCAATTTCCCGCTAACGATTCATCCAACGCTATTATAAGAATAACGTCGTAGGGGGTAAATCCTTATGGCGAATACCTGGAACGCAGCCGGCACAACCTGGGGACAGAACTCTTGGGGTGATCAAGGAACCGTTACACAATCCATAACAACCAGTCTTTTAGCCACATCATCTTTAGGAAGTCTTGCTTATGCTGGCTCTGTTGAGGGCTGGGGTAGAGATTCATGGGGCGATAATGAGTGGGGCACAAATATTCATACAGTTCCTCTAACTGGTTTAGAAATGACTGGCGCACTTGGTCTTGAAGGTTGGGGTAGAAGTACTTGGGGCAATGATGCGTGGGGAGAAGAGAGTACAGTAAACATAGAAATTGGAGAGACATTAACAGGTCTCGAAATAACAGGTTCTTTAGGAACACCACAAATAAATTACGATTTTATATTTACACTTTCTGAGTCGTTATCAGGAACCCTTTCTTTAGGAAGTTTAACAACTATTCCTGATATGGTAATTGGAGTTTCAGGATACGCAATAACAGCAAGTTTAGGTGCTGTTACTGAAGTTGTGACTGCACTACCAAGTGGCTACAGTGCTACAATGAGTCTGGGTACAGTAGCAATTACTTCAAATCCATTAGTTGTTGTAAGTGGTTATTCTATAACCGGTTCTCTAGGAAGTCTAACAACTATCCCTGATATGGCTATAGGAGTAAGCGGTTATTCTATAACCGGTTCTCTAGGAACTACGACTGTTACTGATATGGCAATTGGAGTTTCGGGATATTCAATGACGGCTTCAGTTGATCCTACAAATATAAGTGTTTTAGCATATAAAGATATTGATATTACCGGCAATACAGCATATAGTGATGTTGACATAACAGGAAATACATCTTATACAGATGTAGATCACGCAGGATAATTAGGAGAAAAATATGGCATCAAACTATAATTCTTTAGGTTTCAACTTAATGACTACTGGTGAAAACGCCGGTACATGGGGAACAAATACTAATCTAAATTTAAATTATCTTAGAGATACTCTGGGTTGGATCACTTTCGCAATGTCAGCGGATAGAACTTTAACTATACCTGATAACTCTACTGGAACTTATGATGGTAGAGCTTTTATTATACATCTTACTGGATCAACTGGTGGAAACAGAGTTTTAGATATTGCTGATGAAGCTGGATCAGGCTCTTCTCCTGGTGGAACAGCTGATATTTTAAAACCATTCTTAGTTATAGATGGCACAACTAGAGGTGCTACAGACACAATTACATTTAAAGTTACAGGCGCAACAGGGATACTTATTCCTAAATATGGTAGTGTTTTCTGCTATCATGATGGAACGGATATTCGTAGTTCAGGAATGATAACTACTAGAAGCGCAGCTGGAGCAGTGGCGGCTCAACCATTATATACATTACCATCTGCAGATGGCTCAGCAGATCAAATATTATCAACAGACGGCTCAGGAGCAATGAGTTTTGTAACTCCAGCCGCAGCAGGAATATCAACAGGGAAAGCTATTGCAATGGCAATGATTTTCGGATAATAACAATATAGGAATTAAATTATGGCAAATCCAAATATAGTAGACGTCGCAACCATTCTCGGTGGTAATGCCGGTTGGAATTTAGGAACAACGTTAACTACAGAATTATTAAGTGTTACCGCTGAATACGTTTTAAAAATTAATAGAATTGTTTGCACGAATGTTCATGCTACAGATGCAGCCAACTTAAATTTATATGTTGGTGGCATGGGATCAGGTACAACAGGTGTTACAGTTGCTGGTGGGGACGCAACAGTTTATTTAGCAAAAGTTATTTCGGTACCGGCTAATGCTTCATTAGTTGTTTCAGATACACCTATCTATCTTATGGAAGGTGATACCTTAAATGGCGGAACTAGCGCTTCTTCAACATTAGACTTATTCATATCATACGAAACGTTAATCGATTAGGAGGTTTAAATTATGGCTGGAAATGGCGGAATAATTGGACCAGTTAATACTGTTACGGACGCTTATAATAAAGACCTAGTTACATCAATCACAGCAAATGGAACTTTTAATAAAGCAACATGTAATCCTGCAGCACCAGGTAATGCTAC